CTGTTGATAAATGACATTATTGTAATAGTGAGAAGCTGCAGGCGAAACTGCCTGTAGGATATCATCACCGTAATTTATGAGTGCCACATGATCGAAGAAATTAAATTCAGCTAACTCGGGTATCGAGTAGAAAATATACATAGCCATTATATGATTGCGCAAGCAATTATCCTCGGCTGTTGCGTACTTCCCTGAAGTCTGTAAACCCATTACAGAGAATACATCTTTGTTCATACTTACAATTGGGAAAAGCCCATCGTTCAATAGGCCTTTGACCACACGCATTGCTTCGTCATTATATCCAATATGTTCCAAAACCTTGTACACTACCGTAGAGGCAGCGTGCCCGATCTCGAAAGGTATGGATTGATCGAAAGCTTTGTAATCACCCTCCATTATTCGGTCCGAAACGGAATGTAATCTCTTAACTATACCACCGAAGTTAGAGTGAGCATTAATGCCCACGGCAGAATTAAAGAGATCCGAATGTTCCACCATTAAGGTGTAAAAGGGACACAAAAACATGCGTGACAAAATAAGATTGTCCAATGGAGACGCGTAAAAGATTCGCGTTTTCCCCGCTAAAATCTTATCCTCTTTCCTTGCTTCATCTTTTGGATGAGCTAAGAATATAGGAGATGCGGTGGATTCTTGTTCATAGACATTGATCATATGTCTAATCCTTCCCTCAAGATATGCATCTGGCACACGATGTCCTTCGGACTTCTCGACCAAATACACGTCTTTCTTCCCCGGAAAGGAATGTCCTCCAGACGTTGATGCATGAATTCTCCTTGTGAAAGGATCATTTTGTGCACCATTGACAGCAGTTGTGAGGTTGAGAGGACTAATGTCCGTTACCCCTTTGCTGTCCAAACCAGTTATCAGATACTTAGTAAGGTCCCGCGTCACTCTAGCAAGAATGCCAGCGTGAATCGCAGGTTTGATCTTATTCATCTGATTCAATGCTATGTTAAATGGAGAGTAATATACTCCATCTCGTACAAATGGTTTTAAAGGAGGAGGTCCATATACGTCGAATTTCTCATCAGGAAAGTACTCGCTTTTGACTAGTTCAATACTATCAAATATACGAGTTCTTTTTACTCGAGAGTTTTTGTTGATCATAATAGGACCGGATTCTCTTCCATAGTAGGTTATGTTAGAGAATTGTTCAAATCTCCACGGAGATTTAGGTACGGGTTCCATAAGGGTTTCAGAGGAAATTGAACCCTCGGAGTTAATGGGCATGAATCTGGATCGACTCTTAAGCTCCGCTATAGCGTCATCTAATTGATCACGATATATCGCAGTTCCGTACCCGTAGGGCTCGCTAGGCTTACCCCCTGCATGTATTGCTACAATGCAATTTCCGACATTCTTCTGAATGACAAGTGGCATACCGCAAGCGCCTGGATAGTGTCCAGGAAAAGAGTACATCCACAAGGATGCACAAGGTATTATAGTAC